AACAGGCAGTTTTAACCCCCCGTTAGACTCTAAATTGGAGATTAAAAATGAACAAAAAAATCGTATATGTTTGGCTAAACATAAATTATGGTTATAACTATTCAGATTTCACACAAACATTTTTACAAGTAAAAATTAAAGACAATGATGATTTTGAAAGCGTAGAAAAAGCAATTTTGCAAGATGGTAGTGAATGGACTCAAAATGCTTGTCTGGATAGTCTTATTTTTGGTGCTAAATATAAAGACCATGGGTTAGATTTTTCTAAATTTGACGAACATAAACTTGAAAAAATGATAATCAAAAAATGGAATAAAAGGTTTGCTCCTGATGTTTTTGAAGCTCAAGAAGAACGAAGACTAGAACAAGAAGCAAGGGAAGCTTACGCAGAAGAAGTTTCTCAATTTTGGAGCGATCAATAATGAGCATTGATTTACTAAGAAACAAAGCAGCAAAAGATATTACACTTACTGATTTTGAAACAGCTATTGAAGAATTAAAATCAATAAATAACACAATCAACGTTATTGGTTACAATGATATTGATGGAATTTTGCATATTAATTTTGAGGTTGTTGTCGAAACAGGAGGGTATATTACTGAAAATCTAAGGATGGGAAAATTTATCAGCTTGATAGAAACAGGAGTTTCTAGTGTAGAGCGTGAGAAAATAATGGCTAAAATACGCGCGGTTGAAGCAGAAGATAGAAAAAAAGCAGAAAAAAGAAGTGAGTCGGCGAAAAAATCGGCAAAAACTCGCGCGGCTAAAAAGCCTGAAAACAATATTGAATTTAATGGTGAAAAGATAAGTTTTAGCTTAATGATTGATGATTTAGTCTCTTTACATACTGACAGATCATACGATAGCCGTTTTATTAAAGATATAATGAGTAAGAAGAAGCTAACAGCAAAGCAACATAATTATTTGTGTAAAGTAGCCGAAAAACACGGCTACTCAATGCCTGAAAAAGTGGTTCGGGCTAGTAAAAAAGCCGAATCGAGAAGCTGTGAACATGAGGATTTAGGGAGCTTGGGTTACACACACGGCACAACGGTTAAATGCCCTAATTGCGGAATAATGGCAGAAGTTTGGTAGCTTATTATGCAAATATTATCAATCGGTAGTCAGTACCCATTTCCATTGGGTGCCGAGGGAGCAAAAGCAAACTTTTTAACTATTTCAGGAAACACCTTACAAATTGTTATTCCTAATATTTCAAAAGAAGACCTTTTTGCACTAAAAAAAGGCAAAATAAAAGCAGGTTTTCTTTACCAAAACGGTGATCTACTTTGGCTATTCACTTTTTTTGATAAAAAAGGAAAGGTTTTTACCTTGGATTCCCCGTTTGATGCTCGATTAATTCCAAAAGAATTGCTTGCATTGCATGATATTACTAGCTCTAATCAACGATTAGTTATAGACATTCATGTGATAGATGAAACGAAAACAGTTCGGGTATTAAGATCAGTCACAATGCCAAGCTCACTGACATTATCATTTATGAGTACAGTTCAAGAACAATTAAGTGAAACCAATAAAAGTGACTTGTCACTTAAAAAGTGGCTAAAAGTTAGTCCTGCTGAATTAACAAAAAATGCAGAAATGTATGAACTTGGAAAATAAATAATGCAATTTATCCCAACGAATGACGTGTTCCATCATTTATTACATCTTTTGCAGCTGCATAAAGATAAGCAATTAACTTGTGATATTTTTGAATCTCAAAATATAGAAATAACGAACTCAAAAATTAAGGCGTGGGCAACAAAATCAGGTGGAAAAAAAGCAGGGTACAGAGAAATGCCGAGAGAGGCTTTGGATGCTTTTATTGATGAGCTTTATATCAGAAAATTGGTGAAGCTCGGGCACTGAATAGAGATAAACTGAATGAATACCAACGAAGCTATAGAAATAGCCACCAAGATGAAAGTAGTTAGTTAAAATCAAGGCGGCACAGTCAAATTATACAGCCTTTTGCTACATAGGATAAGATAAACCGGCACCTAATTTCAGGGGTCAAAATAATTGATTAAAATGGAACCACTAGAAAGAGAGTTTAACCCTATCGAAGCTGAATTTACAAAGCTTATATCCGAAGCAAAGAGGTCTAATCATAAGACCCGTATATTATGCCACGTCACACTTTATCTCTGCCTTATCAGTATCGGGCTTTGTGGGTTGTTCTGATGGGTGAAAAAGCTAACTTTAAAATTATCGAAGAGTCTGAGGACTTCGTACTCATCCTAGACCAAGGCCCTTGGCATACGCACAAAACCATTACCAATGATGCTGAGGGTGTAGTCGAACGCATGATTGAAAGGTTAAAAGGACGACGGTTAGAATACCTGGACAGTGATGGGTTTCGTAGTGAGTTACTCATCGCTAACAATAAATTTGCAGGGTATTCGGTATAATTAACAAGCTTTATAAAACTGCAAAATAAAAGCCCGGAACTTAACCCAATAAACATCGCTAGTTCTAGTCCACTCGTATTTTTTCACCGTGCTGGGTTTATAACCCAGTTCTTTCGCTATTTCTTGTCTTGATAACCCCGTTTGTTGTCTAATTTGTCGCATGAGATCAGGCAAATTGTCATGGCTAAAATCAGCACCACAAGTATCGCATTCAACCCCGACGCAGCTTGTGTAAACTGTTTTATGTTCACAAATACGGCACTCTGTAGGTGCTATATGCTCAAGTCCGGCTCTTAATGATTGTGTTGTACAAACGTGCATATTAACGCTGACTAAAACGCTCAAACCCTTCTTGTTCCACTAAGCATCTACCTTCAGCCTCCTCGCCATAACGCTCAAGCGCGTGGCCTAAATAAACTTTAGCCGTGGGGTAAGGCAACTCAGTGATAGTAGACCCGCCGAGGTGCATAAAAATATCAATCATTTCATCCAGCCCCATGCACTCGCCGTCAAAATGTTTATACAGTTTTTCAGCACGCTCAACAGGGCTTTGATTAAAATTATAAAGAGCCAATGCTGTAGCGATGACAATAGGCGAATAGGTTTTCATAGTTTTAACTCCTGCCCAATGGCATTTAAAATGTCAGTTACATTTTTCGCATCGGGTTCAGCTAATTCCAGTTTTTCTCCGACATAAGGGGGGGATAATCCCCCATCTAAACCAAAGTAGAAAAAGCCTTGATAAAGCACACCGACACAATAACTATTTTCAGGGTTTCCGCCAAAAGGTAGCGTCCCAATTTTAGTAAATTGTGGGCAAATAAATATTACATACGCATTAACCGCGTCTTTGCTGAAAGAGAAAATAATGCTCTCACCCGATTTTAGCTTGCCTGCCAGCATAGGTGCATCATCAAGTTTACATGTTCCGTACTCATCCATTTATCTACTCCAGTAATTTCCCCGCGAAATATCTCAACTGATTAGCAACGTCCTCAATTACGGCATCTGCCCGAAACATGTGTGTATGCTCCTTGTCACTAAACTCTAAAGTTAGAAAAGACGCTAACTCGTTGTGCTCTAGGGTAGCAGACCTTAATGTATTCCTCCCACCATAGGACCGCCGTTCTGGCGATGCCGATTTATACTCTACGTTATCTATTAGCGCGTCTCGCCGTACATAAAGGACATCATCTTTAGCACTTGGCTCTCTACTCCACTGCCTACCTGTATAAGACAAAGGGATGTAAATATTAATTGGTAATTCGTTTGAATCCATAAGGCTGTACTAAATATTTCGACACAACAAAGTATAGCCCACTATGGTAAGCGCTTACCTAAAGATTCGGTTAAAGAGACCTGGTTCTTGTTCCTTATTGTGAGTCAAAAGTTTAGTCACCGTCTCTGTTTGTACCCGCCAAGAATGAGCCATTGTTTCCCAAGACTCTGAGGCCCTCTGCAAGTCTTCAATTTCTTTGGCTTTTTCTGAAACCCTTTCTTCTAATTCCCTAATCCTCGCCTTGTAATCGTTTGTTACATCGTCGAGGCTACTATCACTCTTTGGGTTAATCGCAGGGTATACCCTGAATAATTCTACAGGGGCTACCTCCCACTCACCTTTTACATTCTTAGCCGCTGATAGGCGGCCTGATTTAATCGCTTTGAGTATTGTTGGTTTAGCTTTGCCGGTCTCTAGGGCGGCCTCTCTTATCGAGATCATAGTGTGCCTCATTATGTGGTTGTGTTTAAACACCTGGGTGCTTACCGGTAAGCTTACCATAAATATTTTTGCCAGAGGTCCCTTTCTTTCTGCGGATAAAATACTTGGATGGAGAAAAATAGACCCCCCGAAAAACTGATTGAGGCCTTAATTTATTTGTCAGAAAATCTTAATGTGGAATTCGCCCGTAAAGTTGCACTAGAGGTTCGAAAAAATAACCCCCTAGCCTTTGCATGTTTAAACACGATTAAGAGCCTTAGTGCAGGTCACCCTGTCTCTGATGAGGAAGTTTTTGCTTTAGTTGGGCTCGCAAAACAAATCACCCCAGAATATCGCCCTGGCACCGCGACTTTGCACTAGACCGCAGAACTGAGTGGTAGTAGCTCAAACAACCCCCGGTCTTTTAAACAGAAACTGAAAAAAGCATTTACTGTATTGGAAGAGCTGAAAGTCGTCAGCCACTACAGTATCAGCAAAGATAACCTGGTCGTAGTAAAGAAAGCCGCCTAATGGAGGCCTTCGAGATAAGTAACACGGATGATGCTAAACTCTACGCCAACATCCTCAAAGGCGGTAAACTATGGAATCAGGGCTTAAAGACCATCAAATTGCACACCTCAGCACACGGCTTACCGATAAGCTTATTAGCCACTTCCCCTACTTCAAGTTTCCACAAAGTACGCGTACCCAGGTAAGCGCTATGCTCGTCGAGCTACTGGAAGAAATGAACGCAAGAATTGATAGGAAGCCCCGACCCTAACCCCCGTCGTCCCTAAGGGTATCCGAAATAAATTTACGCGCGGGAGCAAACTGGTTAAACACCGGTACGCCATGTGCTATGTTCGAAGCGAACGACTCCATCATCAAATCCTCGACAATAGACCCTAACGGCCCCGCTAAAGTGAACAACGCCATGTCCCCGCGATCTGCTGACTCCATCGTATCAAACGGTAACTGCATAGGTCCTAGTAACCCAGACCTTAGAATAACCCGTTTCATCAGCTCCTCTTCATCGTCGGGTAGCTCTTTGCCTACCACAAAGGTACGCAGTGAGTAACCGAGTAAGGTAAGCGGTAAGGTAGCCACTGCTGCATAAATAGCTGGGGTCATTCTGTCGAACCCTTCCCGCCTCTTCATGTTGTGGTAAATACGCTTTATCAAGGTCTCGTAAATCCCCCACATATACCCTTTCAAATAACCCAAGAGCCCAGCCCTATGGTCTGAAGCCCAAGCCATACGGATACCTGCGCCCGGTCGTACTAGGGCTCCATCGACCCAACGGTCAAGCGCGATGTTCATGTGCGTAAAACCAGCGATAGGCATCCCCGCCGCTTCCCACTCGCGTACCTGCTCGACGGTGATCTGCAACTCTTTCAAGTCTTCAGCCGCCCGCGTGCCTGCGGCTGTGCCATTACCTGCAAGCTTTGCGTACTCACTGATCGCATCCCTCGACACGGCAAGGCCCACGAGCCTACTCATATCCGTCCACAGCTTCAGCCCGTTGTACTTAAACAGAAAGTCGTTGAGCTTCCTCGGGGTGTTACTCAGGTACCCTGCCTGCTCACTGGTTAAGTGGTCAGTAATATCCTCAGTAATTACCCCGAGAATTTTGGCGTGTTTCAATAGCTCAGTGCGGAACTCCTTGTCCGTCGATAATTTCCAAACAGCTTTCAGCGGTTTGATAAAACTCTCTGAGCGGATGACTATCCCTGCGGGGTCTACCATGTTGGCAAACACTGACAGCGTGAGGAACCGGTAGTTCATATAAGTGAGGATAGAGCCGCTGACCTTACGCCACCTGTCTGACATTCTAGCCCCCAGCGTACCGTTGTACGCGGGCAGTGCTTTTTGGACGATGAACTTGCGCTCTTCTCGGGATATAAGAAAGTTACCGTGTGTGTCCCTTTCATCAAGACGCGCTTGGAGTTTACCCATCGCCTGCCACACACCTTTCGCATCCTTACCGCCGAACCGGTTGTTGTACACCGCCCTTTTTATGCCCGCCCGTGTGTAACTAATTAGCACCGCCTCGACGTCTTGGACGTAATAATCTTTTAGCGCACGGCTAAGGTCTATTGGCACTTCTCGTTTTTTAGCGGAAGAAAACCCGGGGGCGAGCGGGTCCATCAGCTCCATGTCGATCAAATTCCCTGTTATAGCCAACTTACTAAAGAACTCCTCAGCCTCGAAACTCCCCATCTTGGTCTCTTCCATAATAATTTCTAAGACCCTCTCCTTGTCTGCACGCATCAAATCCCCATCTACCATGAGCGGGAAGTAGTCAAGACGCTCTGCTAAGTCCATCCCCATGTCTTTCGTCAGGTAAGTGTGCATTCGTTTCAGGTAAGCGCGTACCTCAGTCACCGCCTTGTTCACTTCTACATTCTTAATTTTGCTCAGAGGTGTCTGCATAATCAGAGCCTCGGATATTTCCTTACGCAACGCATCAACCTCTTCGCCCTTGCGCCGGGATTCTTTATTCAGCTTGCGCTTGAGGGACCCGTCCTTTTTCGGCATCGCATCAATGACGTTGTGGAACCACTTGTGGAACACCCCGTTAACACGCCGCTGAATCTCTCTGGGTATCGTCCCACCTACGTTCGTATCGGCTCTGCCTGTGTCCCCTTGTTTATGCCCGAACAGATTGGCGAACCACTCTGAATGTGCCCAGTCCAAGCCTCTTACCAGTGGGTCGAGTGACCTAACTAAAGTCCCTACGTCCTTGAGCAGAATCCCTGTCCCCTCTGCATAGTCCAGTACCTCTTGCCCGTACTTATTCGCCTCAGCTTTTAGCTTAGCCTTAGAAGTAGCCGCTTTGGTTAAGCGCAAAGTGCCTTGTAGAACTTTCTCAGCATTACTGTTAATACTGTAGCGGACATCATCAAGCTGCGTGCCACCCAGCCCTTCCTTCTTGAGTAAGCGCTCAGACCTAGCCACTAGCGACATGACCTCGGCTCTGCCCATCGGCACATCTAAACCAAAGAGCTTACGCAAAGCCTTAGCAATCCGGTCGAACACTTTGCGGAAAATACTTACGTCCAGTGAGTTCTCAGCAGCAAATGCCAATAGCTCATCACCCAGCTCCAAGTCCGAAGCATCAGGGTACCGGCGCCTAATCATGTCCAGCAAACCGCCTATGTACTGGCTCTTACCCGCGGCATCGAGCACTTGCTTACTAACCGCGTCATAATCTTGACCCAATAGTTTACTAAGCCCTAGATGCCCCACCACTTCGTGGCGTAACGCTTTAAGGGCTTGGGCTTTATTAGCGATATTCTCTCTTACCAAAGTAACCGTGCTACCGCTTACCTGTGCGGCAACAATACGCTTATCACTGCTTACCTCGGACTGCTTCTCTACCACCTTAATGTTAAGCCCTTTGATCTTACCCTGGAACTTAGCCACTACTGCGTTGAGTGAGCCTTTGGAGATAGCCACAGGGGGCTTAGTGCCAGAGACTTTGTTTTTAGCCTCTGTCGTTAAGCCCTTAGCTTTGAGGGCTTCGATTCTAGCCTTAGCCCGTCTTATCCCTGAGTCGTAAGAAGCCATACCTTTGAGCTGCTTCTCCGAGGGGTAGCCGTTCATTACAATCTCGACTGTGCCCGCTATCTTGCTCCGCCCTTCTCTCAGGCTCTCTATTTCCCCCTCGAGTTCTTTCAGGGTCAGCGGCTTATTCCTGTTCTCTACCCGCTTCTTTTTCGCCGCCACCCTCTCAGCAAGCCCGTTGTTGTACCGGTCAGCTTGCGCTTTTAGGTCAGCCTCCTCTTCGTCAACTCTACTGAGTTTAACGGGTCGCTTAGCCTCTTTCGGTTTAGGTACTTTCTTCTGTACAGCCACTGGTTGTTTACCAGAGAGTTTAACCTCCGTCATTAAGCCCTTAGCTTTAAGGGCTTCGATTCGGTCTCGGGTATAGCTAAGACTATTCTCTGTATTCCAGCGCTCAGTTTTTAGTTCCTCTATCTTAGTTTTACGTCTTTTAATCTCAGTTGTCAGGGTTTTTATTTTTTCTTTGGCCTTAGTTATTTCCGTACTTACGCCCTGCCTACCTGCAAGCTGCTTAGCCCTAGCTTCAAAAGGTCGTCGCTGAACCTCCAGACTTTTAACCTCTTTTTCAAGCCCTTTAATTTCAGTCTTTAGTTCCATAGACCCAGTGACTAAATCTCGGACCCTAGTCCCTAAGGTCTCAGCCTCTGCGGCAGGGTCTTTATACCCAGGGCCTTTAAAGAGGACACCCTCGATCTCAGCCTCAATACGTTTAATCCCTTTGTCGAAACTGGCAGCTTTACCGCCCGCCGCTTTCTGCTTACCCGCTCTAAGGCGTTTAAGGTCTTTGTTCAGTTCTCCTAAGCGCTGTTTAGGCGGTGTAGGCGTTGCCCTACTATCCTGCTCAATCTGGCGTTTAAGCACCGAATTTTTACTACGTAGAACTTCTTGCTTATCGGCTTTAGAGAGGGACGCTTTCATATCCCTAAGGATTTCGTTCCGGTTATCCAGCGCTTTGGACGCTTTAGCTCTGACTTGGTTTAAAACCCATTTCTCGCGCTCGGTCTTCGCCTTAGGTATAGAGGCCTCGGCGTATGCCTCTCGAGCACGCCTTAATGCTGACTCAGCCTCGTTAAGCCTGGCTTGGTACACAGCCTTAGGCGTCCGCATCGCCCCAGCCGCCTTGCTGTTGCGTTTAATCTCGGCCTTCAGCCTGTCTGTCCTACTCTCCGCCTTGGTCCTAAGCAAAGGCTTTTTGCCGAACTTTGGAGACACAGTGCCTTGTACGTGGTCGTCGTCCCTGGCCTTATACAGGTGCGGTTTCTTAACCCGGCCTTTGTTTTTGATCGGTATATCCAGCATCGAATCGGTAAGGTCGTTCGGCACCATCGCCGCATCGCCATAGCCTCCTAACTCAGCAACATCAGGCCTTTGGTCAGGCTCATAAAGCCCATCCTCTGTCTCTATAAAACCGCTTTCTTTTACCCCAACGGATAACGCTTCTAGTTCTTTCGCACGGTCGGCGTCCTCAACCTCAAGCGGCCTAAGTATTTTCCGCTCGAAGTTCCTGAACCAGGTAACAAACTTGTCGTGACTGCCCAGTGATTTACCTAGGGTCTTAATGAAGTCATCCTTTACCCCAGCGCGTAGCCCCGCATCCCTTACTGCAATGCGTGTGTCCTCCATGTAAGGCTCTGAAACCAAAGCTTTAAGTTCTTTTCTGCGTTTTAGAAACTGCACCTCGTTATAAGAGGCCGGGGTAAACCGGTTGCTTAGGCTAAGCACCGCCGCCCGTTTGCTCTGCATAGGCTTACTGGAAGCCCTCTCAACTTCCGTTTTAATGCTCTCAATCTTAGCGACAGCCTTATCACTCATATCAGGCGTTCTGGAAGTCAGCTTATACGCCCCTTTCACCTCCTTGAACTTATGCTTCTTTATCTCCGCGCGTAGCTTGTGTATGTCACTCGCATAGTCGGCGGCTTCCTGGCTGCTCTCCTTTCGCGTCTGCATTTTATCCAGCCTGGTAAGTGCCCCGCTTACCTTCTTCTTAAAGTCGCCTGTCCGCCCTAGCGTCAAGTGCTTCTCGCCCTTAGTACCAGACCAGATCACCAGGTCTTTTCTAAAACCTGCATCCTCAAGATCAGGGAAACGCCAGCCTTCGGATATAAACTTAGACACTGAGTCGAAAAAGGCTTGCTCTTTTATCTGGGTCTCGTTCAACCCTTCGCGGTTGACTGTCAGCAACGTCTGCCCAGCGCGGGTTAAGTGTGTCGCGTTTAGGTCTTCGAGTTCAAACTCCCCCGTCGTGATCGGGTGGCCGTCTTCGTCCCTCGCTACTTTCTTAACCGGTTTGCCCTCAGCCGTCTTCCCATCCACCAGCTCATAAACAGGCTTCTCTACTTTGATACGGCTAAGCTTGTAGACGTTCTTCGCGTCGTTACCTGCCCCTTTCAGAGCTATCGCCCAGAAGAAAAAGTCCTCATCCGCCTGCCCTTTCGGCCAGACTGAGCGAATGACATAGCCCAGGTTCTTACCCTTCTCGTGAATATCTACAGTCTCAAAATGGGCCTCTGGGTACTTCTCAGATATTGCCTCAACATGGTCGTTGTGGGAAAACCCAGCGGCATCTTCTTCAGCCGTTATCGGTGGGTGAACCACCAGCTCATTCTCCCCGCCTATATCCTTAGCATCAAAGACCTTATCCGTTGAGTGAATCCGGGTGTCCTCAGGTAAGTCCTTAACGTCAATATATGGGTTACCCGCTTTGTCATATTGCAGCTGCGCGTTAGTTGTGACCGAGGCGTTGCGGTAACTGGTGTACTTCTTACCCGTCTTATCACTGGTGCGTACCACTTTCTGCTGAGCCCCGAACAGTCGTGTAGTTTCTGTCGAGCCGATGTGAGTGCCGTGCATGAACTCATTGTCCGCCAAGTCCTCCTGCTCATCCGGCGCCCTGTCATGTTTATCTGCAGACTGCCTAACCGGTTGTTGGACAGCCAGCTCATCCCCAGGCTGAGCCTCAGGTTCTGTGCGGTCATGCTCAAGCAGTAAAATCTCAAGCTCAGTTTCTGCACCGTCAATACTCTCTTCTCTCTGAGCTACGGCGCGTTGTAAATTGATGTAAGCGGTTTGTTGTATAGGGGGTAACTTGTTCCACCATTTCGTTGTCCCTGCGGTCTTCAAAGATGTCGTGGTCTTCGCAGCCACAAGGCTGCGCAATGAGCCGTGGGCTCTTCGGGCAAACTTCTCATCTACCGCTACGCCCTGGGTCTCAGCCAATACCTGTAGGGCCTCGGCTATTGACGTATTAGCGTCCTTTGTTGTCTGGGTGATATTGCCGTTGATGCGGTCAACTTCGCCTTGGAACCTAGTCTCGTAGATTGACCCTACAGCATGTTGCTCCGCCTCCATGCGAACAAACTCGTTGAGGTCTTGTTGGAGCAGTCGCTCTTGAGCCGGGCCTACCCTTTTCTGAGCCGCCATATACTTGGATGAAGCGGCCATCACAGCCTGAGCAACCCGCTGCACTTCGGCCAGCTTGCCCTCAAGTTCTATCGCATTAGTGGAGTCCCGTAGCTGTTTATGGCCAGCCAGCTGCTCGTTCAAAGTATCAAGTGCAAGCACTGCGTTTTGGTACTGGGCCGACTCATCACCGTACTGTTTCCGAGCGGCGTTTTTCAGAGCCGTCAGTTTCTGGTGCTCGGGTTTGGCCTGATTTAAAGCAGCTACAGACTCCTTGAATTTACCCTTAACGTCTAGTATCGAGGCCTTCTGCTCAAGCACTTGCTGGTAACCCAGCAGTGCCTTATACGAATCAGCCAGCCCTTTGACCTGTTGCACGGGGGGTGTACTAGCGCTTACCGGCGCCCTAGTGGTAAGCAGTAAGTTACTGGCTACCGAGTTCATGTTATCTAGCAAGCCCTCGCTAGAACGCTTAGCTGTCAAAGTATCTAAGGTAAGTGCTTCGGCATAGAGCTTAATTAAGGGGGCGTCGTCTATATCCTCTAACTCTTTTACCGCCACCCCTTTCCTGGCCGCGTAAAGATTCAGCACAGTGTTGGTGTCCCTCAGTTCCAGCCCGTACTCATCATAAAGCTTGTGGCGGAAATCCCTCATCCTGACCCCTACGGACTTCTTCACCTCGGGGGCGCCTTCCTTAATCACGCGGTCTACCGCTTTGGCGACCGTCTCTGTTTTCTTCTTAGTGTTTAGTGCCTTGTTCAGAATATCAGGGCTTAGTGTCTCAGGGTCAGGCTGACCCTCTGCTGCCTTAGTCAGTGCCGCCTTAGTCTCTGGCGGTAGCTTCTCTATTATGTCAGGGCCTTTGACATCGACCAGGTAAGCGTTGGTAGCCGCCTTGTCTCCTACCGCTTCCTCGGGGACGGATAACGTCCTAAACTCTGGGTCATAAGACGCCACTCCATCAGGGCTGACCTGAACCGTATCGACATCATCCAGCACTTCTGCCGCATGACTGACGTCTATGACAGCCTCTGGCTCTGGCTTCAGGCCTAAAGATGAATTCTTGGTGTCTTGTTCTTTGTTCGAGAGCAACGACTTAACCGCTACTGAGCCACCTGCTAGACCTGCGCCCCCGATAAAACCCTTGATCGTGCTTTCTTTGATCGTGTCTACGAACTGTGCCGGGGTAATTTTGTACGAGGGGTCTTGGGCTAAAAGAAAACGGATTTCTTCTGCGGATTGTAGACCCTCGGTCACGCCTTCTACCGCCCCGGCTTTACCTAAGTCTTTGGCTATGCCCTTAGCCGTCGCCTTTTTACCTGCACTTTTAGCCACAGCACCTACTAACTTCGTAGCGGTAAAGAGGCCAAATAAGTCAGGGATGGTTTTTAAGGCTGCGGAGCCAAGTACTGCGCCCTCACGTTCATTAAGTCCGCGCTCATTTAAAGACGCCTGAGTTTCACCAAGCTGTTGAGCGAGAGTAACAGCACCCATAGCGGGGACTCCGCCTACAAACCCAGCGGCTACAGCGGGGACAACTTGAGGTAAGACCTCGCCTACAGTACCCATCACATACTTGGCCGCATCGCCTATGCCGTTAACTTCGCTACTGTGGCGGATAGCAGGCTGGTTGCCGAGCATATCAAGGTCTTGATTACGTTGACCCTCAAGGCCGAACTCGCGGATAGTGTCGCTATTGACCAGATCACCGAAGTAACTGGCCAGCCCGTAAGCCCCTTTTTGAATCTGGTCTACACCTCGTGAACCACCGATCACCAGCTCGTCTAAAGGCCCTGTTTTTCTATACCCCGCCTTAGCGCTTGGGGGTGGCTCATAGCTTATGTTCTCTCGCCGTGCGTTGTAGATCGGGTGGTCTGTCCCTTTTAGGATGCCGTTCACAGCTCCACGCTGAGCCATCCGAGTCTGGAAGTCAGAGCCGATATTGGACTTGGATACACCGTGGCGCACCATCTCCTGGGATAGGTCTCGCCCGTCCCCCAGGGTTGTCCTCTCTAGTGGTCTGCCATAGGGGTCTCTGCCTACCTCTTCATACGTGGCGCCGTACCTATCGGTCAGGCTCTGCGCCAAGGCCTTAGCCTCTCGCCCGAGGAATTCACCCGGCTCCTGAGTCGCGGGGTTATACACCTCGGGGGCACTACTGCCCTTTAGGCGGGCTGTCCCCCCGTCTGGCAAGTAGCGGGAGTCCCCGTCGTGCCACAGGTCTTTTAATGGCATTATTACCCCCTGTACCTTTCGCCGTAAGTTCTGAGTGAGTCTTCCCGGTTTCTGTGCCCTTTAATATCGACAACATTCTTACCCGAGCCAAACACCGTGCTAACATTGCCCCGCTTATCTTCTCGTTGCTGGTAGCGGGGGATGCCCTCTACAGAAAGCTCCTGCTGCCCCCAGCCTGTATTGTCTGCTATGTTTTTGTTGCCCCTGTAGGCGGTGTAGCCTGTCTGCATCTGCAATAGGGAGTTGGCTATTTCCATAGCCTGCGGGTCCTGGGCTATTTTCGCCAAAAATTTCTGTGTCTCCCCGGACTCGCGCTGCTCTTTAGAGAGTGTATTTCTAAAAGCGTTCAGGGTCTTGATGTGTCGGTCATTGGCCTCGTACCGCCCTTTAACCTCTGCCGCTTGTTGCGCGTAAGCGGCTGACTCACGGGCGTTATACTGATTAGTGTCGAACTGGTAGTCGGACTCATTTGCCCTGTCCATTCTGTACTGGTGATTGCGGTCGGCATCGAACTCCCCCCTGTCAAACTGCCTGTTAGACTGGAACACGTTTTGGTCAAAGCGCCTGTCTATATTGCCCTGGTTCTGCGCCTGCTGTTCGCGCAGCCTTGAAAAGTCCTGGTCATATTGGCGCTGGTCTTCGCCAAACGTCTGTTGGTATTGTGCCTCTTTCTGCCCGCGATTAGCCTGATTATTTCGCTGGCCAGAGACAAGCTGGAACAGACTTTGTGCTACGTTCGCCTGGCGCTTAGTATTGGCGTAATCGACTAGGGACTGTCCCCCGTGAGGCTGCTGCATCGCCACACGCATCAGCTGCTCAAGATTGAAATCCCCGCCGCCTACCCGCTCATCTTGCTGAGGGCCTAAGCCCCTTTCCGCACGGATTGCAGCCACGTAGTCGTCTACGTTAAACGTATTCTGTCGAGTGGGTTGCTGTTGTTGCTGTTGCTGCCCCTGCTGTTGCTGTGCTGGGTACTGGCTCTGCTGGTGCTGTCCTTGCGGAGAATATCGCTCATAAGAAGGTTCTTGCCCCCGCTGTGGCCGCCCGCCCCCGCCATATTGCTGAAGCATAGACTCTAACGCTGCCATCTTCTGCCCAAAACTATCCCCTAACGGCGGGCGGTCTTCTTGCTGAGGTGCTGGTTGCTGTACTGGCTGCGTCGTTTGGGCGGGGGGTTGTGCTGGTTGCGAACCATCCACCTGAGGCGGATACCCTAACCCTGTCATAAAGCCTTGCCCTAATCCTTGGACACCCTCGGCAAAGCCATTAACGTGGTACTTCGCCCAATCACCTACTGGGCTGGCGACACTGCTCACAGCTCCGCCTACCCTTCTAGCCCCGTCACCAATGCCGTGCCCTAGCGTGTAACTAACCCCATCACGGCCTATATCTTGCCCTAAGTCCGAGGCATTAAAAGTCCTACTTACGGACGGGCGACTGTTTATGAATCTATCCTGGTAACCTGCCATATACCGCTCCCCTAATCTTCAGTTAATATCTTAGACACCATCGTATTCTGAGAACTCAGAGCTGATGAGGCCATACCCGCGTAAATCTGCCCGACAGCTACATTGGTGTCGGTGTTCAATTTCGTTTTCGACAAATAAATCTCAAGCTGTTTTTTCTTGTTGAAAATCTCCGCCTCAAGATTAAGCTTCTCGCCCTGGAGCCTAGTGACTACGGCGTCATACTCGGATTTGTACACATCACGCTGGGCGCCAATCTGAGCGGCCACGGTAGCCATCTGCGCCTTGTGGGAGTCTGTCTCCGCCCTAAAGCTCTGAGCCTGCGCGGCTATTTCGGACTGATAAGCCCCCAGCTGCGCCCTATACTGTTCGGCCTTGTTCTGGTTCGACGCGGTAATCGCCCGCATCCGCTCAATATTAGTCCGCTCTTTAGTCGCCGCCGCATCCACCTCTTTGGTGTAAACATCCACTTTGGCTAACTCCGCTTGCAGCTTTGACTCATCACCTCTTAGTGTTGCCACGTAAATGTCCGTCTCAGCCTGTACGACGCTTAACTTAGCCACGTAGGCTTTTACCTGCTCGCCGTAAATATCGACCTTGAGTTTTTCCAGCGCAGCCCGTTTGCCTATGCCATCAAGAATCGCCACATACTGCTGTACTTTAACGGTCTCTGCATCCATCGACTTCGAGTACAGCTCAACCTGCGCTCGGTCGACGTCGACCTGCATCTTCGCTGTCTCAAGCTCCAGCCTAAAATGCTCATAAACCGCCAGGGCTGCTTTTAGCTCGGTCTCATAGACCCTGGCCTCAGCGCTTAGAATAGCGATCTCAATCTCCGCCTTATTTAGAATCAGCTCGTGTGTCGTTGCCAAAAAGGTTGCCGCCTGTCGGGCGAAGTCCACCGCCTGTGCATTGACAGAAGCCATTGTCTGAGAATATTGCAGAGCCGAGCCAAGCAACATCTGGTCTACGCCATTGGACAACTGCATAGAGAACTGCACATGTTGCACCTCCATCTTCGCCCGCTCAATCGCCAGCTCCAAAGACTGGGCTGCTATATTGTCGGCCGCCTGTTGGTGGGCTGACACCCGCCCTGCTGTGACGACCGAGGGGGGTAAAGAAAACCCGCGCTTAGCCACGCCACTTTCGATCTCTGTTTGGACGCGCGTGCGTTCGTCGTCGGCCCTTGTCCTAGCCCGATTATATAAAGCCGTCTCAAATTCCTCAGACAACGCGTGCCCCGACTGCATCCCTTGCTCTAGCTTATCTCGTAGCAATAACATATTATGTCGTAAGTCGGGTGCGTATTCTGCCACCCAGCCACTCACCACATCATCCACGAACCCGCGCATCGCAGGTAAAGCCGCGTCGTACTGGCGCTGAAACTTGTCACATAAATCAGGTGCATCTTCTATCGGCGTTAAAGCCACTGACGGATTAAATTCTGGTAGCGTCACCTCAGGGGCTACGCCTATCTCTATAGGTGTTAGCGTTGGGGCTTCGTGCTCTTTTAGCGTTGGTACCGGCACCGCGTCAATGGCGTCCGCGATCTCTGCTATATTCAGATCGGGGGCTACGCCACGGAACGACCCTGAGGAGTTACTCGGAGCGGTATGGCTAAACAGGCCACTCGTATTAATAGGCTCGGGGTTAGGGAACTGGGCTGGCTGACTTATCTCAGCAGTCTCGTACTCCGGCTCCGACGTATTATTCTTAGGGGCCTCGTACTGCCCATCGAAATCGGGGATGTCGAACTCTATCGTATTCCCAGTGCCGATGGAGGTAAACTCCCTAGTCTCGACGGAGTTCACCGTTGTTGTCGTACTCGCGGCCGTAACCCCCCGAAGCAGAGCTGACTTAGCCTCGCCCAGTATATCTCTAGCATTACTACCCGCATTAGAGATGATCGAATCTACGTCTGCCATTTAAACCTTCCTGCCTACTGCATTTGTATAAAGCTCCAACGAGCGTAAGTCCAGCGGTGCGCCATCCACATTCGCCACTTTAAACGACCAGAACCTACCTCTAGCCCCTCGCGCTAAGCGCGTGCGCCTACCCTTAAAACTAGAGGTATACTTACCAATTTTTCGTTCCTCAGTAAATGGCTCAATCGTTGTGGTGTCGGTAGTATCTAGGTACGCATACGGTACGCGCTTATGTCGTGCTGTACCAAAGTCCATGTCCGCGGTTTGTATCGTTGCCTGTATCTTACCGCCCTCATCATCGGGACCTTCGAGTAAATACAAGCCATCTGGCCTTACCCCGTAGTACAGGCCGTCGAGCTTAACAATCTGGTTGAACGCGTAGTCTGGGTAAATCGTTGTTTCAGTGTGGGCCACATTAATTGCATAGGCTTTTTTAAGGGGGGTACCAGCGCTTACTTCACTCCCTCGTGCATCGGTTACCAGGCCGAAGATATTAACTTCCGTGTAGCCGTAAATTGCCTCGAACCCGAGGAGTTCTAGTTCCGCATGGCCACCGTTTACAAGGGTTTCGCCTTTAGCCTCTACCTCGAACCCCGGTAATTCCAGACTGCTAGTGCCTACCCCGTAGGACGTAGCCGTAGCCTCTACCTCAAACCCGCCTAACTCAAACGCCGAGTAGCTGCCGCTCACAGCGGCTACCCCAAACTCAAAGCCCAGCTTAAAGTCTGCATCGCCAATAGCCCCCATCTCACCGGCGGCCTCTACCTCAAAATCGAACAGGTCTACCCCTGCCGTTGCTAACGCGTACTGCGTAGCCGTAGCTACTGTCTCAAAATCGAACAGGTCTACCCCTGCATGTGCTGCGCTAAAAGCCCCAACCTCGAAGCCAGGTAACTCTATGTCCCCAGTGCTAGCCGTCCCGCCGGTGCCTTGGGCTTCTACCTCAAAGTCTGCCAGCTCAGCCTCTACAAAGGCGTTCATAGCTCGTAACGCATAAGGTGCGTCGGGGAACGCCGGGTCAACCCCTGCATAAGGGCTGGTGTTATTGGCGTTAGCCACTACCCAGTCGATGTGATCGCTTACCCTAGTATCCGCAAAAACATCGCCATAGGTACCGTGGTGCCCGGGGTTTATGTCAGCAGCAGTTGCTGAGTCAATAGTCAGTGATAGTATTCCTGCGATTCGGTCATTAATTAATAGCCCGCTACCGGAGTCCCCGAAATAAATACCCCCCTCCCCCGCAACGCCTAAGTTATGGACATTATATTTCAGGCCGAACGCATCATGCTCGGCTGTGCCGTCGTCATAGTCTGAATACAGTAGGCTATTACCCTCTGAAATAAGCCCTACGCGGTTACGAGTTAAATCCCAACCTTTAGCGCTAACAGCCCCCGTTACAGGATGCACTCTAGGGCTATAGGAAGTTCGGTCATACTCTTTGAATAACTCATCGTCCTGAGTATATAGCCCATGCCGCTTTACAATAGGGTCGACGTAATTGGTAAGCTCAAGAATTGCCAGGTCATACTTAGCCCTAGGTACTATATCTGTCAGGTCATCCGCTATCCCGAGCCATAGAGGGTGTATGCTCATCCTATATACTTTATACGTGGGTAGGGAGACCCCTGCATCGTGTATAAATTTTAGCTCGATACTATTAATGTCAAAATAGCCATCAACGACATGAGCAGCCGTCAACACATGCCGTCCCGTGGACAGTAATATCCCCGAACCTTGGGCAGTTCCCTCCTCCGTGGCCCCTTCAATACGACAAGCTCCCACTTTGGATTCCGGGAACGCCCCCGCAATGCCCCCTAACCCTTGTAGAGTATTAGCAGATTCCGCATAGCTATGGTCGGAAGCTGTACCAATGAACGCATTTGCCAAAACCTGATTATCAGACCCTACCGTAGTGCCGCCTGTAATCCCACTGGCTTGACTGACAACCCCTGCTAATACAGACGTAGAACCAGCAAAATCCAGGGTAAATAAGTTGTTGTAAGCAATAGACTCAAAACTGCTCAGGCTGTTTATAGACTGGCCACCACTGCTATCGGTTGCCATTCCTCCCAATGCGGATAACGATACGTGTGATGTGTTTAACGAGACTGACGTGTCGAACGTAAATCCGGTCTTTTGGTCAAAATGTAGAACGCCCAGCAATGTATGGCGTTCTACAGCGAAACCAGTAGTGCTGTTAAACCTCTGAACGGCCACATGTATCGTCGTCCCTTGCTTAAAGCTAGTGTTAGTGAATTTGGTAGTTGTGTTAGACCTAAAATCTAACTGAGAAGGACTAGCTGCTTGACGACTACTGACAATTGACTGGAAGACGTCTTGTTCAGCTTTAGCACTGATAACGGTATCGCCAGACAAGTACATGCTCGTGTCTAAGAACCATCGCTCATCGGACGGCGCAAGGCCTGAAGGCTCAACAATAACGCCATTTTTCACATAGTTGATAACGCCATTAATGATTCTAATGCCAAATTCATCATCGTTAGTAAAATCGCCTAATGCTGTTTTCTTAGCACCGTTCTCAATAATACTTACGTTGCCACGACTGAATATAAACCCTGCATCAATGTCCGTATACCCATAGTTAGAACGTCCTTTGCTCTGGTTCACGCCAATGACAACGCCTATACTCCCTCTGGATACTGAGAAAGTAAACGTACCATTAACCTTGATAAACTTTTTAGATATTCCTGCGCCATCCCATCCGGCCAGTGGAGTATCCACAAAAATATCAGTCTGTGGCACACTGCGTGTATAACTTAACTTTGTCGTAGTCTCGCAAACGGTTTTAGACCGGGTGGCATAAATCGCAGGCGTCCCTCCTGTATACGTTACAACGTACTCAGTAGTGGGGGCGCTGTTAATCTGAGTCCTGCCCACGTTGATACTGTCGCCCGACCTCGTCAAGTTTGACACTAGCTGTTGAAGCGCGATCCCGGCACCCAACATCTGTTGTCGTTCCACTTCCGTAACTACTCTACGAGGGGGGGTAGCCGCGCGTACTAGATGCCTTTCAGATACCTCATTGCAAACGGTTTCTGTTGTGGCAGGTACTAATACCTCAAGTGCAGAGCGTTCTACCCTCTTCTTGCCACTTATTTTGGTTAGTTTAGAAGTCATTAGGATAGTCTTAGGGTGGCCAGTGGTAGGTCTAGTGGGTTATCCAATGTAGGTACCCCCTCACCCAAAATTAATGTGTCTGTCGCCCCTGTATCCAGTTCAGCGAACCGCCCTATCGGTGTGAAGGTATGTTTATTAGCCAGATTACTGCCGACACCCATAGAACCATATCGGTTCTGTCCAGCAGCTCGCCATACACCACCGGTGTCTTTAGTATAGACCTGTCGCAAACCAACCTCAGCATGGACTGTATCAGTGGCTAATTGGATGAATTGGCTAGGTGTTTGACCAGACAGTCCGGTAAGCCCTTGTGTGGGTGTACCGACAATTTCAGGCGCGCCTGTTATCTTTTCCGTGCCTGATTCTACTCCATCATCCGCAAAATCAGCCTCCACTCCTCCTAATGCCGTATATAGGTTGGTGAGGTCGATAGTTAGGTTTTCTATATCTCCTCCTGAATCAACTATCGTACCTGTCAAATCCTCGAAATCAAAATACTCATCAAAATACTCTGCTGCTGCATCAACTGAGTTCGTAATCGTCCAGACCCTACCTAGGTTGTCTGTTACTGTTACGCCAGCAGGAACAGCATTAGTAGCAGGGGTGGCAAGATCATTATAAACTTCCATCTCAAATGTTGCGTTAGTCGCAGGAACGGCTGGTGTTCCTTGGGTAAGATATGTGCCCGTCCCTCCCCCACCTACGCCACCTAGTCCAAACTCCCCGCCCAGATTGTCGCCTGTACCCTGTAGCTCACCCGATGCAGTCAAATACAAAACACAGTCGTTCAAGCCACTACCATATAACAAAGGAAGGTCTTGATAACTGCCCGCAAACAGTGTTTTTAGTGGGGAGGTACTGCTAGTATCTTTCGCGTGGTATTTCTCGACCCGTAGGGTTACAACGTCAGTGTCCCATATCCCGCCCACTCTTTTGTTTTCCATATTGTTAACATTTGCATTACTTCTGTTGTTGTCAGAAGTGGTAGGCTCTAACATTGAGTCCCTCCAAGCAGCATACAAACCATCCCCCACCAAAGAATCCGCATAATCCGTTTGGGACATGAGTATACCATTGGTTCTAATCACATTGCGTGGGGCAGTGTACCCTTTAAGGTCTCTAGCATTTTCTGTAACTAACGCAGTGTCTACAAGATACAAACCATCCCCCTCAATCGTAATCCGTACAGTCGAAGGGAATCCGGGGACAGACTGCCCACTAGGTAAAATATGTGCTAGTGTATATTCGCGTCCTTGTAATACGTTCGTCCAGTTACTGTTGTTGAATATCTGGGTAGTAGCAGGGTCGTTAAATGTACGGCGTAGAGATATGCCTGTTCCGTAAATGCCCCCGTCAGTGGCGACACATATAGCCCCTTTATGTCCGCACTTAACGTCAACATACGTCTCCCCAGCCTCACCAATCTCAACATAGACAGTACTCCCAGCAGCGCCGACCGTATTCGTTAACTGGTTTTTATCGTTTATACCAGCCCCCCAAAGCTTCCCGTCCTTAGTGATTATCATCGAGAACCTGTAGCCCATTGACATCTTAGCCACTTCATTCATAGGAATAGCAGTGAATGTTGTAACAGGGTTTGTATGCCCTAACCCCAATTGACCAAAGTCGTTAAGCCCAGCACCCATAAACCCACTAAGGGCCGGGGTATTAGGGCTTACACATCGCGTATTATGTCGGTCTTGCCAAAAACATTCGTCTGCCATCTCTCAAGCCTAGTTTGTAGGTAGCACAATTGAGTAATAATCTATATTCTGCGAACCTCCAAGAACCAAAGCGACGCTGGTCAGGTTCATATCTGCCCCAGCTGTTCCTATAGTTCCTTGCACTCGCTTGTGCGTGTCAGACTGTAACTGGTCATCAGCCGCTAACTCTAATCGGTAGTGGCTCGCTGTACCTGTGGCAGTAATAGCCCCCGCCCAAGACTCCGCCGCATTTTTCTGCAACACCCCATCATTAGCACTAGGGGCAAAGGTCAGGGGTGTAGTCCCGTCGCTGTTATTTGTCATTGTGCAAAGTAATACACCTGGAGGGGCATCCGCGCTTGCAGGTTCCGCCCCCGCGTATATCTTCAAAAAACTGCTGTCCATCAAAGATTTGAAAGAGCCCTCAACCATCAGCCCGTTCCGTAACCCTGTACTTGCTTTTACTGGCATTGCCTTCCCCTAATTGTCTAAAGATATAATGAGTGTGGACGGGTCAAATGTGAGCCCCACCGTCTCTGCTCTTGTAATAGGAGCAGTTAGTGTCAATACTTCTATTAAATTACCTGCCGTTACCGCATCGTACACAGCGATGTAGGTAATGACGTATTCAGCCGCCCCTGTTCCGTATACAGTAGGTGGGAATATCACCGCTGCGTCGTTCTTAACCTCGTTCTCACTACCTACGGTAGTGACTGCAAAAGTAACAGCAGTACGAACATAGGCGGTGTCGTCAACAAGTACATCCACTTCCCCCACATTGCCTTCTTCCGTAGGGTCGGCTGTGTGAAGCGCTAAAAACAAATTGGCGCTAGGGCTAGTGAAAGCCTGTCCAGCAAACGTGAACTCTAATACCGATTTTTTTAAGTGCTTAGACATCCCCATAATCTTCTCCTTCAAATTTAAACAAACTCACCCCCCACATTGGCATGGCTGACGGTAGACGTGGTAAATGTCTCATCAGCCACGATAGACCTAACGTATTCAGTAATATTCAGTCCTGTTGCGGGTGTATCTTCGACCGTTAAGGGAACCTCTATTAAAGTTACGTCCCCACTAAAGATGCCCAGCTCTTCCATATTTTCAGCGTCGGCATCAACATGTGTAGCCCCATCAATATCTAATCGAATCGTAGCGCCACCCGCCCCAGTAGCCTTGTCATAAGCCGTCCCTACTCCGACAATATCGGTTTCCGTTGCTACAACACTCACTAGGTCTGTAATATCCCGATTATTAGTGAGCTTGGTGTCAATGACCTTCCAATCGTCGGTAATATCTAGGGTAGTGACAATACCCCCTTGGGGGTACCCATTAGTATAAGTACCCGTACAAGTCAGCATAGGCCTACCCTTAATAACATTAATGGTAATACCCTCTAAAAGACTCCTAAACTCTCCCGAATAATTGGGGTATTTTTTGTGGTCTTCTACATAACAAATTTTAGCGTGTACCACGGTCAAGTCACTGTCCATCACGACGACGACTGCATTTGTAGCGGCCGAATGAACGGCTGAACCCACAAGGTACAATAACCCGTCATGCTCCACCGTATCGTTGGCCATGAAGTTAATAGCGTTCCCTATGGTTTTGCACATCTCTAACTCAGTTAACGCCTCGTTCCACTTAGCAACGCTGGTGAACACCTTTGGAGAGTAATCGACCTGGACTGAATAGTGCCCATTCATTACCTGAAAAACTGAACCCCCCATTGGTACAATTGTGCGAGTGCGGCCCAATGACAAATCACTATCAAAAGGGTTACTGACAGGTACTAGCAGTTGTGCTATCACAACTGCTAGTGACTTATCAAACTTAATCACTGCCCCTAATTGACGTGAAAGCTGTACGACATCTATCGAGTTTGAGGTGTAGCCATTATGAAAACCAGAGTGGACACCGCTTGTGGCTATAGTGGAAGCTGCATCACCGTAACACTCAGTATAATGATGCGAGTCTTTAAGGCTTACCGCCAGAGACGCATCTCTATTATCTGGGTGAATCCTAGGTCTGATAATACCCCCAGTTACTGCCACCTCTTCGCCTGCCGTGTTAATACCCGTGTACTTATATGGCAGGTCTTGTGTATTGTGTATCGCCCCGTAAATACTATGCGAATCGGGGGGTATATCTTGTTCTATCTCAACAAAAGAGTAGGCTTTGCCCTCTTTAAGACCATACTCCCCCGCACCCATCAGCTCGCCGCCTACAAAAATGTGACTGTCAGTTTCAAGGAGGCTCTCTAGCCAACTACCGTTCACCCAAAAAGCGAAGTCATCCAATGGCCCTTGGTTGATCGTCTTGAAAATATTGGAATAATCCGCATACCATTTGCCGCTCCCTTGATGGTAATAAGACCCATACTCATAATTATTTTGTTGGTCAAAGCTAATCGCCTTAACCACACTATCACCTTGGACTTTCAACAAGGCACTAGCACGGTGATAGGCATCATCATGTTTGGGCAACATGGCATTACGACTCAGGTAATTCCCCACCATAAACGTGCCATTGGGTGTAGCGTCCATTATCGAATAATCGAAACTGTCATAATCCCTATGCTCCCAATTCTTATCCACTATCTTCTGAGTGATAGTTTCCTGCCGTTTAAAAACTATGGCTTTGGTAGCTTCGAAGTCTTCGTTAACAGTACTCACCGCAAAATCGGAAGAGTACGCACCAAAACCTGTCTCCGGTGTAGCGAAATAACCGCCGAACCTAGACTTAAACCCAGCATAGGCACTGAGCCCTGTCACATCACCTATATATTGGACAAATACAGAGGAGTTAACGACCACTTCTTTAATCGTATCCTCATAAAAACCGTACATTTTATAAGAATACTTATCATCCACATCTTTGAACTTGAGGACTTTATTAAACCCGGAATGGTGATGTTGAGCTTCGGATACTAAAGTCTCCTCGGTACGGATGTATATCTCGCCTATCGGTCTTCCCGCCGCGATATGAATATGTGGCGGGGCTGTACGCATCGTAAGAGTCACCCCAGCACTAGGGGTCTCAGTATGTACGGCTACACCTAACACAATGAGCCTCTTCAGTACCCCCACTGCATAGGGGTACCACGATGAGGCTGCCTTAAATTCCCCCGACCAAGTAAACGAGTACATCGTTAAGCGGCCTTCCGCCTAATGGTGAACTTATCAATAGTGCCGGGAGCCCCGACCACAATAGTAATGTTACTCAATACCATATCCCCGCTGACCGACCCTATCGTACCGTCGAGCCGGATGGCTATCGTAGAATGGCTGTCGTCGTCCACCGCATTAGCCCGTAGTCGAAACCAACGGGCTGTCCCATTAGCTAGCCCGGTATACTTCCACTCTTGCGCTGGGTCTTTCGCTAACACTCCGCCTACGGGGTCAGTGAAATTGATGCCGTTAGCCGCAGCCCCTTCTGAAAAAGCCCCGCCTGCGCTAGTTACTTGCGCTAGTAACGTGCTGGTAATTAAGTCGTCTGGGTTAATAGGCTGAGTACCCGAATAAATATCAATCGCCGCATCGGTATACATCTCTTTTACTTTATCCAATACCCCATTAGCAAAACCTGTGCTGGTTCGTATCGTCATAGAACTACCCTCTTAAATTATTATCGCCAGTGCCCAACCCGTCAGTTAGCACAACGACCTTGCTGTACCCCCCGTGTCGGACGTGTTTAACATGCACCTTCCCCCCAGGGGGGAGGCTAGTTTTATCTTCGGTCAAATTCTCAAATGGGAACAGCCCGCAGAGTCCTTGGTTAGTCCATAGATACAACTTCCCTGTATCATCCGTCGTGTGCGGTACCCCTTTCGGCGTTCCGTACTCAGCCAGTCGCACTAATGAGCTTTCAGCGGTATACAGATATATCTCGTCATCCGTCGCTATCACCATACCTTGCGCTGTACCGATCAAAGTACGCACCACGCCTGGTACAGCCAGATAGTCACCGTACAGATCAAACAGATTCCACCAAAATGGCTGGGAAAACCACACCACGGTTTGGCCCTCTGCTGTCTGGCAGGCCCACAATCTGCTGTCATAAAAACCTAAAGGCCCCACATCCTCCGGCACTGCATCTGCACGTAGCTGAATACCATCGAGTGGTGACGTATACCCCTGCATTGTCTCTAACAGCACGCTGTTGTTACCCTCAGCCACTTTGTAATAGATCGTACCGTTGGTATCTGTCACATACACCCGGACCGTGTGTTCAGGTAGTACACCAGGGCTTACTTGTAGCCCTGAGTTACCTGGTAACTGAGTGCTTACCACCGTACTAGCCCCACCTTCACGCCCCGTAGAGTCTACATACGTGGTAACAACGTGGTACTCGCCCTTGGGCAGTTGCCCTGCGATTACCTCAACGTCGGGTGGATGTGGCCTAGGCACTCGCCACGAGGCGACGTTATTATCCTTGTCGATCACATGGCCTGTAGAAAGTAAGACGAAGTCTGCAATCTCCAGCCAGTAGATGTAATCGCTACCTACCCCCTCCTTCAAAGCGACGACGCTTAAATCGGCGTGGACTAAAAACAAAGTTCCGGCTTCAACGATGAACAGTCTTCGTTCATCGTGTGTAGCAAACGACGCAGTAACATCGGTCTGCGTTGTCGCCCGTGCGTAGCCCTCTCGTCGTATTAACCCCTTATAGTCATCGACATCGACATTTTCAGCCAATACCAAAGCCCCGTGGGGCAAGCGCCTCGGGTCGTGCTTATTTCTAAGCCCTAAAAATTCTTTAATGTCCGAAGTGGGGTGGTTCAAGATACCCTCCATTGCTCAATACGGCATTCCCAGATCGACGCCGCTACTCCACTTGAAGTAGACCTATACTGGATTTCGACCGTCGCTGGACCCGTCGATGTCGCCGTGAAATAATCAAATCCTGAGGCTGGAGTTTTCTGATTCGTACCTGTAGCCCCAAACCCCCCCGCGCTATCTTTCGGCTCCTGTTGGTGGTACAGATACTCTGAACCATTAACTAATATGCGGGCGTGGAAATCAGAGGTTGTGGTGTTGTAGTTCCACATATACGTCCAGCCCCATCGTACTGTGTGTCCTGCCACCATCGAGAAAACTAAGGTAGCTTTCGACTCCCAGAGCAGCGTATTGTTTGTCGTAACATCATACTCATTAACGAACGAAAACCCGTCGCCGAAAATAGGCCTAGGGTACTGATGCCAAGCGCTCCCATCGTATATCCAGTGCGTCCCATCAATTATCTGCTTAGCCTCATCCCCTTCTTGTACGGTAAGTCCCTGCCGTGCCGCAGAGTCCGCAACGACGTGCATCTGAGGGAGCGCCACGGCCGGTATCTGTATTGCGGGGATTTTTCCCCCCGCATCTAAACTGGCAACCCCATTGGGTGCTGCGCGTGTAATTGTCGGTATCGCCCCTATAATCGCAGGCGATATGCTATGGGGGTTACTGCCCCCCTGATGGGCTGAAAAATCCGTTTGGTCCGCTGCCCCTATGGACGTCGGTGTAAGTTGGTGGGGGTTATCCGTATCATCAACATGGGCGTCAAAATCGGGTCGCAGTACACCCCCCATATCTTCCACAGTAGGTAGATGGTCCTGCGGGATGGTATCCCCAGGATTAAACTCAGACATTCCTGTCGTATCACCTGCGTTCCTTATGACTTTGAGGGGGGCGACGACTGCCATCAGACCGCCTTTATGTTGTCTTGAGAGCCATCGGCATTAAAAAATGCCAGCTCGTTGCCTACCGTTAAATCAATATCGTCGCGCGACGTATCCGCATTGAAGAACTCTAATTTCGCCCCCATCACCGCCTCTACAAAACCTTTAGTCACCCCGTCTTTATCAAGAACCGGCGGGTTATCAATCTGTATATGAGGGACGCTTAATCCGCAAGTACTCTGTTTCAAAACTAAGTCCCGATAACCACAGTGAACTCCCCTGTTGTAGGGGCAGCCGCAAAACTGAGCTCGATAGTGTTGGTATCAACCACTTTCCAGCAGACCATCACATCCTCTTTCGTTGCGGTTACCTTAACGCCTACCAGCACGTCCTCTGTACTAAGGGCATGAACGAGCTGTATCGTCGTCGCTACGCCATCGCCTATTTGAGCCGCGTAACTCCCCGCGCCTACCAAATTATTAACATAAATAGCCATGCTGGCTGGAGACACCGCCGTGTCAGTAGACAGCCCCGCTGCTACCTCCGCCGCCGTTGCAATGCGGATTTTCCCCGCCCTAACCTCGGTTGCCTGGTCAAGATTGGCCTGGACGACGAACCAACTGTCACCCACCGCCGCCTCGTCCCCGCCTACGTTATCAGCGGAGGCGACTACCATATCGCCTACCTCAACCAACTCCCCCGAGCCGCCGCCTATCCGCCCTGCTACTGTAATAACATAGACCTCGCCTACTGTTGCAGAAGGGTAGTCAGGGTTAGCACTGGCGTCGGTTGAGCCGACGATCTTCATACCGGTGGCTATCAAGCCATCTACATAACTGGCCGAAACCGCGTCCGTCGGGTTAATGGGGGTAAGCGGTACTGTTATGTTACCGTTACTGTCACGCTTAACTAACTTGCCCGCTGTCGCAAGATGCGTTGCGTCATTCAACTCGTCGAAAAATGCCGGGGTCAAAAGCCCCGCCTGAATCGCCGTGGCATCCGCTAAACTGAGTGAGAGAGTGCCGTCGTTATTATCAGTGACAAGTAAGGCATTAGTGGTAGACAAGATGTCTTTCAACCGCCCTGTTATATCTACCCAAACAGTCCCGTTATAGACCTTGACCGCTTTATCGGTAGTGTCATAAAAAGCCTGCCCCTCCGCTGGGCTCGCTGGGGGTGCCGCAAGCTTGTGAATAACCGCATTTTGAACCTCGTTCTTATTGAGGTCGATACTACAAAGGAACTTCTTGGCCATGATTGCTATTACTCCTAGTTTAAAGCGGCTGTTCCGGCAAAATTTGCCGAAAAACGAACCCTAATTGTGTTGTCATCTATGTACTCAACGCAGCCTTCTACTTCTGACCCAGACGAGTCGATCACGCTGACTGCCGGGCGTTTATTTAAATTATGTACAATTACCCACGCGTCCGAAGCTACTGCCTGAACGTGCTGGTAATGCTTATCCCCCGACTCGACTAACACTGCCCAGTTCGCACTGGGGGGTAAGTCAGAGCCGGGCTGTTTACCTACATAGAGATAGGTCACCCCCGCCACAGTCACCGAATCCCTTAGCTGATAGACCTCAGCTGGGGAATAACTACCCCGAGGATTTAGTCCTGGTGGTCCTGGCGGTCCCGTAGGGCCTTTGACCGCAACTTCTACAACGGAAACTGCCATCTACACAACGATGATACGAAACTCATTCTCCAATACCGCCGTAGGTACCGGGATAATCTGCTCAACAGGTAGCGTGTAGACCCCCTTCTCATCAAATACGACTTGGAAGTCCGCCACCCCATCGACGAGATTTACAGAAATCAAATCCGTCTGTTTCCGGTCGGCCAGCCGCATAATAGGGACTAAATACTCAGCGTTAACCGGGGCTGCCACTGTGACGGTTATTGTCACAATCGACCCTGGACTAACCCTTTCTTGTGGCGCTGTGATGGTCATGGTCACCTGAGATACCTCCTCAGGAGCCTCCGGGCGTAAAAAATTGCCGTTTTCCTGTAGCACATCGCCGATAGCCTCTTTGTTAAACAGCTCGATGTACCCCTCAACAGGCTCCTCCGAGACAATTATGTTAGTAATGACGCTACCTTCTATCTTTGCTAATCTCATTATTCCCACCAAACTATTCTGCAAAAGCCATCTGCGCCATCTCCGCCACTTGACTGCGTGTAGGACCCGGCTCTCGTGTAAGCCCCGCCACCGCCTGAACCTTTGGTTACTGCGCTGCCGCCACCGCTGCTGGTGCCTGAACTAGCCCCGCCGCCACCGCCCATAGCGCCGCCGCCACCACCACCTGCGCCGCCGCCACATACACCGTAGCGAGGAGCGCCGGGTATAGAGCCCGCACCTGCCGGATAGCTCTGCATAACACCATCCTGCGCCAACAATGCTTGATTCCTTAGGGACGTCGCGTTTCCTGGCGGGCCGCCTGCGCCACCTCCCGCCTCCCCTCTAGCACCGCTAGTGGAGTAATCAGCGTTACCCACCCCGCCGTTGAGCGAGGCGCCGGCGCCGCCCCCTTTACCGCCTCCGCCACCACCAAGAGCTGTGACCGAAGCCCCCCCGGTCACCTGTGTATCCCCTCCTGAGGCTCCTGGGGCCGACGTAGCCCCCATACCCCCAGAACCCACAGTGCTTGTCAAGTTTCCTGTTACGGCAATCATCCGGTGGACCACCCCGCCTCCGCCTCCACCTCCGCCAGCGTAGCTTCGACCAGTGCCGTAAGTGGTGCCTCCGCCAGCCCCTCCAGCTCCCACGAGGAAGAGAAGAACCGCCTCCACGCCAGCAGGTCTGATCCAGGTACCTGAGCTATTAAACTCCTGCACCCTCATGGTCTTGCCCCCGCTGTCTGTTGGCGGTAGATAATCCAATATATTGCTCATGTATTAGTCACAATCCAGCCGTGCCCTGCATCATAGAAAGTAAGCTCCACTCGTCGCACTCGGCTATCCAAGGTCATATCCGCGCTCTGCCCCATAATTTTCTGCCCATTCTGTTTCACCACTACCGGGTGGGTGGACCAAGTATTAGCTATCTGAACAAGAACAACCACATCGTCCTTCCCCGGGCCAGCCGGTAGGGCTAAATTGATCGCCCCACTGCCCGTGTCCAAGTACAAATGCTCTGCCTTTTTACTGGCATCGCAAGTATAGTGCGAGGCCTTCAGAGCCCACACTGTACGGGGGTTATAGTACGGGTCTATCACCGCCGCTCTAAACTGAGTAGGTGTAGAAGGCCGAGCGTAGTTATCAGTGCTTGGCCCTCCGACCGCGTGCTGGGTCAAAATGTAATTAATAACGCTGTTGGTGCCCGTGTACTCGGGTCTCAAAAGCCTGCACCGTATGTCCCCCGAACCGTTCCTTCGTACCACGGTATTCGCTGAATTAGGCTCTGATAGCGTATAGCCGGAGAGCTTACCCGCATCATCCGCGTGCTTTACCTTCGAGTGAAAGAGGTAAGTCCCCCCAGTCGTGTGCTTACGGTACCCCCAGAGGTATCCCGACCCATCAACGCTTAGCGCGATGGACCTGTTGACGGAAACCTGCCCACAAATAGCGGCTGTATAAGTTGGGTTCCCTGTTGACCCCTGAGAAGAACCTAAGTCCGCGACATACAGGCCATTACTCTGTGCCTCTCCGCCGGTCTCTGCGTTCACATTGAACGTGCTAGTAGCGATAACCGGTTGGGTAAATGTATTCTGCCCCGTCCAGGTGTTCCCCGAACCTAAAAAAGCAAGAGTACCGGCCTGCTGGACGATATTCCCGCTAACTAAGTTGAGGTAGCCTCCCATTACGCGAGCGTGATGGGCTGGGCAGGCTCGAACGTCACTTCAGTGGCCGACACCGCAATTCCGACACGTTGGACAATGTCCCCTCCCCCAGAGGGCGGCGACGCATTAACAGACCCCGCCGTCGTATCCAGATAGACCGTAGACCCCGCCGTCAAGCCGGTAAGCCCTGTGATAATCCCCTCAAAATAAACATCAGCGGGGGCGGGGGCAACATAGCCCTGCAATACGAAGCCCGAGGCGACAAACTTATTGCCCGCCGTCGCATCCGCTTTGCGTACCTTCGTCGTCCCTCCATCGTCAAACACTTGCAGTAAATCCCCTGCGCTTACATCCTCCGCTGTGACAATGCTCTTAATCTCAGCCCCGATGCCTGTCGGCATCATCGTCCCGTCAAGCTTTCCCGTACCGTCCAGCCGGGGTATCTCTCCAGCCGACGCTGCACCCACCGAAGTATCCAGTGCGGTCTTCTGAGTAGGTATCCCGTTTACTACATCCAAATATGTGCTGTTCGCCATTCGCCTTACCTATAATTGAAACGGCTGTTTAACCGCTACTAAAATCTCAGTAGCGGACACCGCTACTGCCAAAACCTGTAATATCCCGCTAGTTGCGGGTGCCTGCGTCAACGTACCTACCCCTAAATAAATAGGGCCCGGTACCCAGCTCCAGGTCGGGTTGACTACGCGCCCTAGTTGAAGGATGCGTACCGTACCCCCTAGTACCGCTGAGGTAACCGCTACCCCAAGCACTTGGCCTAAATGGGACACGTCCGACTGGTCGGCCTTACTGACCCGCCCGTTGGCCGCGATCACCGGTGAATACATGTTCAACGCCTCGTTGCTAATGTACTCAACACTGGCCTCCCCTGCGGGTTGTGAGTACCCCTCTGGTCCTTGCACCCCAGCGGTTACTACCGTAATCTCTTGCCGCCCAACCACCATCTGCTCAGTGGTTCGTGTCTCTATAATTGCCACCCGGCTACTGCCTACCACAACGGTATGCGTACCGCCTACCTCCAAATGCCCTGCGGTTTTCGGGACAGCCGTTATCGTCCTCTTAGCCCCGACTTCTAAAATCGAGCCCCCAGACCCTTTCGCTACAACGGTAGCCTGAGAGTCTGTCGCCGTAGCGGTAGCCATTAGCGAGTCGTATCTTGCGTTATCGTAATACTGCCTATGACCAATGTGTTGACCTTACCTGCGGGTGACGTCAACTGTAGGTCATAGACTTTTTTACCCAGTCCCAGACCTGTCGTCTCGGCGGGCGTTAATTCTGTCTCTATATTGAACTCCTCAGTACCGTCACTGAGTACCAAGGAGCCGTCCGCTGTAGAGCGCTCGATAATCGCCACATCATCCAGCTTCTCGGTCTTAACCTGAAGTATTGCCGACCACCCTGTTAGGTTAACTGGCTGGTCGTCCGCCCCTTTCCAGTTAAAGGTGATCTCCAGGGTATCCCCCAGGTACTCCTCAAAATCCACCTGCACTGTCTGCGACGCGATTTTTATCTTCTGCAAAGCCATCAGTTGAACCGCCGTAAGTAGAGGGTGGAGTTCTTCACATGGTCCTGGTTCATGCGGTTGAATCGGGCTCTTCGCCTGCGTCTAAACAAGTCTGAAAACTGCGCCAGATATTCTTTCGCTCGATCATAGTTCTCGCCATCGGCGTCGTTATGGGAGTAGGCTTGGTGGCAAACAAAATGGAGCAGCGCCTCGTGATGCTCAGGGTCAATCTCAGGCACATCATCATCCGAAGCCATTGCTTTAAGTGGGGTGCGCGTGACGACAAGCCGTAGCTCGCCGTCCAAGGTAGGGGTTGGAACAAGGACCAACTGCCTATCCTCACGCGCATAACAAGTAGGCCTTTCAGCCGTGTCCGCCGTCCAACTCGGACAGCGTAGGGTCAGCTCGTTGATCGACGTGGCCGGTAACGGCTTGCTAGTGCCTGTTACTGTCACCTGTTCGACGTACAAAACACTCGGGTCGAGAGTGACCTCCTCCTGTCCCGCAACATAGCCCAGAACCATTGTTCGGTCTTTCAGCAAGTACGAACGCTCGGCCGCCTCGACCTCCGCACGGTTAATGCTGTCGACCAGAAACTCATCAGACCAGAGGAACGGCTCTTCAATATCGTCGAGCCGCAGTCTAGCTAATGCTAATAGTTCACCGAGGTTCAAACGCCTTTACCGGTCGCATCGCACGGAATCATATCCGATCTTGCCAGCAGCGCTTTGGTTGCCGGGAAGACCCGCTTATTGACCGGGTGCTTCAGAAACTTCGGGGCAGGTGCTTCCGCATCGTCCTCAGCCTCTTCTTTCTTTTCACCGCGCTGTAAAGCGCCGACTTGGGCTCTTAGTTCGTCGAGTTTCTTGCGCTTATTCAGCGTGATGTTGAACTCTTTTTTAGCATACGTTGCCAGCATGTCTTTATCGTACCGGCTAATATCCTGTACAGCAGGCTTGTTGGCCTCTGCCCCCTCGGCCTCACTCGCTTCGGGTCTGGGTTGCTCCGCCATTGCGCGACCTCAATCGTTGTTAGTGGGTTCGTCCTGTGCCTCGTCCGAGGCCCCTGCTTCTTCTGCCGGGGCTTCAGTCGATTCGTCGGCCGGTTTGTCCTCGACTCGGCCCGGTAATATGGTCTTTTTGACTTCATTAGGTACGTTCATATCCTCTCCAAAATAAAAAACGGGGGCGCAAGCCCCCTAGTGTCGCTAACTACATAGGTCAACTGTTACGCACGAGTGGCTGGCATGTGAACCAACGCGTCGGGCAAAATTGTTTTAAAACCGTGGACCTTCAGGCCTCGTATAGAGTCCCCGAAAGAATCCTGCAAACGGATAGTCTCAGTTTTCGCATACTGTGAAGCAAAAGACACCGCCTCTTTATGTCCTGCCATGCACTCATAAGTGCCTGTGGCTGGAACTCCGGTCAGTGTCAAGTTGTTCGACATGTAGATTTTAAAGCGGTCAATCATACCGACCAACCCTTTACGCAGAATAGATGACGCGTCGCCTGCAAGGCTTGCATCCTTCAACTCTGACATCTTAATCATGCCGCAAATCCACGGAGGTAGAATCACGAACCGCCCTTCTTCGGGGATGTTCAACTCATCCATCGCAACGCCCGCATCAACAACCCACTGTAAAACAGAGGTCGAATCAATGACCGTTGGGGCGAAGACCGTTGTGGCGTCTGGGTAAACCGCACCAAATAGTTCTTTCTCAATCGTAATCCGCATCTGATGCGCCGCATCAGTCGTGGACTCATTGACAATCGCTATGTCCGACTGAGCCTTGTCTATATCGTCCACCTTGAACGCATAGTACTTAGCTTTGTCGATCACCATTTCTAACTTGTCGTCAGCTAAATCTTGATAATTTAGCGTCCCACCTGTCTCATAATCTCCAATCGTAATCGTCGGTCTAACCCGGATGATTATTTTGGAGCCTTGGCCACGTATTTCCCCCTCATACTTGGTGTTAGTGACCTCGGTCAGTAGCGTCGAATTATAGAACTTAGTCTGTAATTTCTTGCTCCAGATTTCGGGGATAAAATTCCCCTGCGGCAGCGTGGTATAGCCCGCTGCTCTTGCTACATAAGATGCCATCTTGGCACCCCCTCATTTACTTATGCAATCCCTCCCGAAGCCATAGCCCGGTCGATCGCTGATTCGTTTTTCTCAAATTCCTCGGGCGTCATTTCGCTAATCTGCTGGCGAGTGAATTGAGGCTCTTTAGTCGCAGTCGGTGCCTGGGTATTTCGCCCAACGGCGGGTGATGCGACTTGCTTCGCTGCGTCTAACAGCTCGGCTCTAGTATCTGGTTGTTGGTTGCCTTGCTTATACATGCCGATCACCTGGATAGCACTTGCAGCATCGCCGGTCGCCACGGCGTCCTGTACAAACGGCGCTTGCCGGTACAGCCAACCTTTAAAATCGTCAGAATTAACGACGTTCTCCATATCTGGATGCGCGTTTTTGACGGATTGGATAAATGAGGTTTTGCGGTTTTCTTCCGCCGACGTAGCAATTTCTTCGCCCCTGGCTTTCAAATCGGAGATCACCTTCTGTTGCCGTTCCAGTGCGTCCACAATAGGCGCAGCAAAATCAGGGTATTCCGAGCGTAGCTTGGTTAGGGCGGCATCTTCAGTAAAAGTATTATCCGTGGAGGATGAGGCTTGAGTGTTCGCTTGAGCCTGACCTTGCATGGAAGCAACCTGTGCCTGAAGTGTTGCCACTTCACGTCTCAAATCCGCTGCTTCTTGCGCTGCCTGGGTCATACGAGCCTGGGCATTTTTTACGCGTTCGTCGCTTTCTAGCGGAGGTTCTGAGACATCAATATTCTCATTTACCACACTGTCTGGTGCTGGGGTATTCGTGTCCGAATGTTCGTCCTCGACAGGGTTCTGAGTATCGACACTAGGTCGGTCAGTACCTTGTACTGTATCATCATTTGCTTGCTCTGTCATACTATTTGCTGCCTCTTGTTTAAAATTAATCCAACCCGCGCCCTCGCTCTACCTGAGCGAACGCCTCTTCTAACTCACGCAGTGCTTCGCACTTGCCCTGTAGCCTATACACCCGGGTCTGTTCAGCGTGCTCTATCTCATCCCTTACCCCTTCAACCTGCCGGGTCAGGAATGTCGCCAAGTGTTCCCATTGAGGCTGGTGCTTTAGGAAAAGCACCGCCTCCGCCTCCCGCTCCGTCATTCGGCGTTTGTTCTGGTGTTTGCTGCTGTGGTAACGGCTCGTCTTCATCGAGTAATATCTTGTCTGCGTCCAAGTCCAGGGACTTGGCAATTTCTTTAATCAGCCCGCGTCTGTCTACAATCTGCATATCCACGGGGTTCGCCGTAATCTGTGCAAACTGGACTAAGCGCTGGCTCTGAACCTCTTTGGCCAGTAGCGACGTAATGCCCTTAGCCACTGCCTTCATATCCCCTTTGATACTCTCATCGGGGTTCCACTGCATGTTCCAGTCGAACATGGCCTGAATGATCGGCACAATCATAAACTTATCGACGTTGCCCACCACTGACTTCAACGTCACGTTGGCCTGCCCCATCAGCATCGACATCCCAGATGCTGTCTTGTTAAGCCCCGGCATAGTCTGCCCGGAGGTATAGGCGGGTATGTTGCTCTCCTCATCGGCAAAACGGCGGAACATATCCACCAGCATTGTCAAAGGCTGAATGTTATTGTTCGGCTGGTACATTCTCAGCAGTGGGTAGCTCGGGTCTCCCCCGTCTCGCAGATGCACCTTGAACGGACGAATATCCCTCGGGTCTTCCCCCTCAGCTAGTACGTTGGTGTTCACCTCAAACTGCGGGGCTGAGGTAATGGCCATGTTGTCCAGCACCCGTTGTACCGCTGCATTTATCATCTTCTGGCTGTCCTTAATCATCCGTGCAGGGCCTACGCCCCAAATCTGGTGGGGCACACGTTCGTAAGGGACGATGGTGTAAGGTATCGACTGCCGCTTCAACGGGCTAATCATCGCCATAATTACCCGGCTCCCACAGAACCAGACGTTGGCGTAATAATCCGCCCCCACCTCAGCTATGCCTTCAACGCCGTGGTCTATCAGCTCATTGCCGCTAACCAAGCCCCAATACTCAACCACGTCAAACCGATCAACCACGGAGAAGCTGGCGGTAAGGCCTGTGATGTTCTTCAGACTAACCTCGTGGCTTAGCTCTACGTGCTGGCCCTTGGCCGACGTGTTCAGTAACTCGTGTATCACCTCGGCCTTAAACCTAGGGTCTGGCAATAGCTCCCTGACCTGCTGCCGTGTCAATACGTGGCGGTGGAATATCCCCGTCGCCTCTTTGGTCTTAGTGCAGTACGGGTCTGGGTACACATCGAAGACCGAGCACGCCTGCAAATCCGGGAAGGGTATCTCCTCGTTGGTAAACTCCCACTTCTCCCCCGTGTTCTTCCAGCTCGCCTCTACCGACAGGCCAGGTGTTACTCCACGCAGAACGCCCGTACCGTAGACACACATCTCTAACACGGCGGACTTAAAACTGTCCTCGTAGTCCAGCTCGCTCAGCTGGTCTGCTATCACCTTCGACATCCGCTGCATCTGCTGTACGGCCTGCTGTTTCAATATCTCCGGTGGTATCTCTACCCGCTCCCCTGTCTCAGGGATAGTGACGAACTGCGGCGCCTGCGTCTCGGGCACAGGCGTCGTTTCTATGGCCCAGTGCTCGTCCTTAGCCTGGAACAGAGTGTCTGTGAGCCGCGCATAAGCGGTCAGGCACTTGGTTCTTGTGAGCTGCACGAACACGTCGCCGTGCATGGTGTCTTTGCGCGTCTCGCCGTCATCCGTCTGCGCGTTAAAGGCCTGCAAGTCCTCCAGCCAGCCGTCTTCTATCGGCCGCCTCGAATCCTTCCACTCCTCAAACTTCTGGGTCAAAAAAGCCCCCAGGTGATCTATCGGAGCGGCCTCGGCCATCGTCTCCGTCTGATCTACTTTCTCGTCCGGGCTGGTATAGGTGGGGATGTCTGCATCCTGTGTATCCAGCACTGTGTTCTCTGCCATTGTTTACTCCTGCTTATTCTTTTTCCGTTTCTTAGGCCTACGGGTAGGCCGCTTAGGTTCTTTCCACTGTACTTCTACCTTCGTCCCGTGTACCCTCCGCTCTACCGCCAGTATCGTGAACTGCTCTAGCAAAGGCTCTAGCGCTTCGCGCAGCCTTTCTGGCGGCGCAGCCTCTTGTACCAGGTGCCCTATCGCTACCCGGCGCACAGTACCCGTCAGGTCCTCGCGCTCCATGTACTGCTGGATTAGTAGTAGGTCATCCTCAGTCGACTGTTGTGTCCCCTCTTTCCTGGCTATCAAAACTTAGCCTCCAATAACCGGTTGCGCGGGGCGTGTATCAACATCTCTCCGGCTATGGCTCTGGCCATTACACGGTCGTCGTGATAACCCTCCTGGGCGCCGAAACTACCGCTATCGTCTATCTGGTACCGTCTCATCTCTGCAATCAACTCCGCGTCCACTATGCCGTGCTCGTCGTCTCTTAGCTCCGAGGCCAGCTGGTCTATGATCTTGCTCTTACTCTTCCGGGTGGTCAGCCAGCCCATTTTTTTGGTCTGCCGCTCCCCTGATCTATGCTCTATGTCGTACTGCACATAGAGGTTGGCATAGCCCGTGTTCCTCGCGGCCACCAACGTAGTCAGCCCGTGGTTGTTACGCTCAACGCCTATATAGGCCTTGTTGTAGCGCTTACCCAATACGATCAGCACCTCGCCAAACATATCCGGGTCCATGTGCCCGTGCCACTCGGCGACCTGCAAGCCGTCGGGTAGCATCAGCACTTGAGCACAGCTATAATCCCCATGTATCAAGCCTTCTGCCACATCCGCCCCTATCACGTACCTCTTACCCGGTAGTGGGTCTTCCCATACCTTCAGCGGCCCGTCCGAGCGGTGGAACAAAGAGCCCTCGACTGAGACCTGGGCTCTATACTCTGGGGCATAGCACTCAGTCTCTGCATCCCTCAAGGCACGCGGGTCAAAGGCCGGGCGCCCTGAGGTTAAAAAAGCTTCCTCAGCGGTGCAGGGGTACTCCTGAAAGAACAAGTCTTCGCTCTTCAGCTCACTTACTTTCATCTGCCGCCAGGCCAGCTGCCCTTCACTCAGGTTGTGGCGCACCGCCAAGGCACGCTCATCGCTACTAAACTCATAGCCCACTGGGTCAACGCTGTATTCCAGCTGCCAGAACCAGGGCATGAAGATGGCGGTATACTCCCCCTTACCTTTTTCTGCGTCCTGCCACATCTCGTAAAAGCGTCCAGCCGCCCCGTTGGCCGTTGACTCAAGCACCACCTCTGTCCCTGCCGAGTGCGGTATCGCCTGCATAATCCCTGCAAAGTGGCTATCCGCGTGGGGCCAGTAGCCCACCTCACTCCCGTGAAAGTACTGCACCGTGCTCGACCTACCTACCGCCCGCGTACCCGCCGTACCAATCTTGTAGCCTGAGTCCAGCCTACCGAACGTCAGCTCCTTAGCGTTAGCTGCCCCGGTCTCGGGCCTGACTAGCCTGGGGCAGTTGTTATGGTACCGCTCCACCATGTCAAACAAGTTCTGTGTAGCTGCATCCTCGTGGGTCAAGATAAAAGCCCTGACCCCACGCCTGTGGGTCACCTTCCAGTAGTACCGTGCCTCCGTATAGGTGCTGACCCCTTGCTGCCTCCCTTTAAGGACCAGGGCCCTAATCATCCCCGTCTCTTTGCGCTGGGCCTCCAGCCGTTTGTGCAAATACAGTTGTGAGGCGTTCAAGCGGAACGGCTCCAGCCGCCCCTCCTTGGTCTTTATGGACAGGCACCTTGGTGCATAGTACACAAAATCCGTCTTCATCCTACGTCTTAGCCGTAGCTCCCGGGCGTTCAATCGTCGTCTAGGTCTAGCATCTGCCAAAATAACAGGGCTATCCCCCCCAGCGCCGGCGTAGCAAGCCCAATTAGTACCCCCCAGTCTTCAAAAGTCATGTGTCTGCCCCCAAGTCCGAGTACTCAGCCTCTAGGGCGTCCAGCGCATCCTCGTGGCTAGTGGTCACCGTTGTCGTCACGTCCACTGCACTCAGTTTGTGGTGGAGATAGGGGGCTGCCGCTTTGGCCGCGTCCATGCGCTCGGCCCTAGGGATGTTCTCGTCGCAATACAGGCCGACCATAAACTCCACCGGGCTCGGCATCCCCATCTCGTTCAGCGCTGCTAAGGAATCGGCCCTTAGCTTCTTGCTATTTTTCCGAGGGATGACCGCTGGGAGATGCTTCAAAGGCTCTCGCTCAGGCTCGTCGGTCTGGTGATGGCTCGGCATCGGCTCTGGTGGGTCGAATGCTACTCTATTCATGGGCTGCAAGTACTTCGTCTAAGCCGTCGGGTGGGTTAGACCCCCGGTCCTGGATGGATACATCAGGCCTTGTGTAAACAGGGCACTCAGCTCCTCGGTCATTACCTACCAGCTCGGTGGGGAACACCCGCAATAAATCGTCGTGGGTGCCAGGGCTGTGGCTAAGCCCTAGGCCTGTCAAAGCGGCTGGGGCTAGGGGCTCTAGCTCAATAACTGGGGCTTTGAGCTCAGAGACCACCTCCATCAGGGGGTGGGTAATGGGGGAGAACACCAGCTGGGCTACCACCTCTCCGGGGTTGATTCGGCAGAGGTCTTGCCCCTCGTTCTTGAGGCGGACCACCACCTCACCCTGGGTATCCGTAGACAAGGGCAACGCCCCGTTCTGTAGCACCACCTCTGAGGTGTGGGCAGTCTGGGGGACTGGGCAAATAAATGCAGCCAGAAGGTCGTCGAAAAGACCCAGGGCTATGCCCGTCGGGATGACCTCTGTCTCCTCTGGGTACAAAATGATAGGCCCGTCAATAGCAGCTCTCAGGGAGTAGCCCGCCCCTTGGGGGGACAGCCTCTCCGGGAGGCCGTAGTCATGCAACCTATTGTTAGTGACTTTCAGTTGGATTGTATTCATACCTGTAGTGTATACAACTCTAGCGGGGGACCTTTTCCTAAAAGGTGTTTAAACAAGGGCTTAGACCTAGGACCTAGGGCCTAGACCTATGTTTAAACAAGGGCTTAGACCTATGTTTAAACAAGGGCTTAGACCTATGTTTAAACAAGGGCTTAGACCTATGTTTAAACAAGGGCTTAGACCTAGGACCTAGGGCCTATGGGTCGGGGTTCCCTTTTCCCCACACAAACAGGCCCCCCCATGACGCCCATACCCCCCACCCCCTCCTAGGGCAAGGTGCTTCGCGCTAAGAGCTTAGACGACGAGCCTAGAGCCTAGAGCCTAGAGCCTAGAGCCAAAGTAAGAATAAATTTTTGATTAGGATGGATTGACTGTCCTACACATTGGAGAAACAACATGTCGAACACAAAAGTCGTTAATATCAAACCAGAAGCTCTTAGCCCTGTTCAACAGGCTGAGTTAGGCTTGAAGCAGGCTGAACTCGAACTCCATCAGGCTAAGGTCACCTACCGTAGCTACATGGACTCACTGCCGCCTAAGCGTAGGACTGCCGCTCAAAAGGCCCGAGTCCTGCTTCTAACACAGCTTGGGACTATTGCTCGGTCCGATGCTACAAAGGCTGCCATCATGCTCGAGGGTGTACGCAAGTACGCCGCTTAACGCACTACACTCTACACAGGCGCTTGGGATAGGCGCCTGGAACTTTACACAACCACGAG